GTCATCCTATACCGATAGTCTGGTGTACTCAACTCCGGCGTAGGTGGACAGTCTCCAATAGCAATTTGCAGGAACCCAAGAATCTAGCGTTTGAGATAGACGAGGTAACTTGATGGCCTTGTTTACATAAGCGTGAGAGGTTGACTCGTGGGCTGTGCCTTCCCATACAACGCCAAACTGACTGGATAGGCTACCGTCAAAGTAGTCTGTTGCTTTAAAACTTTGTTCTAATTGGAACGCATCTACCCATGCGTACACTCCAGAGGCCGTATCAAAGTCTAAGTTTATTGTGTAAGTGAGTTCTCCTGCTACATCCGCATTATCTACGAACGCTGTGATTGTGTAACGCTCCCAATCAGTTGACAAGGTAAAGGTTTCAATCTCTTCTCCAGTTGTAGGAGTTCCATCATCATTTGGTGTTAGCGTCACATCTACATCTACTGCAGCACTTGCTTTGGCGTAAAACGAAAGTGTGTAATACTTATCTAAGCCTGTTGATGGAATAGCACCTGTGTCTGTTTCTAATATTGCACCTGTAGTTAAAGTTAATTTTAGAGAATCATCACCTGCACCTACACTGTCAGGAGTCTCAACTTCTCTTACGTTAGCCGCAGCCGTTATTGTCCAAGTATTTGAGTTATCTTCGAATGAAGGATTTTGTATGTAATTAGTTTTACTAGGAAGTAAAAAGATGTTTACGGCACGAGCCTCTTGGAATGATGTGTTATCTAAGTTCTCACCGTTTTCAGCATAGAACTGGTCTAGATAGTAAGTTCCTGCTGCACTAAAGGTCACCTTTAGAGAAGCGTACACAGCATCGGCTGGTGTTTCAGTTGTTTCCCAAGATGTTTGCCACGTGTTATTGGCGGCATTTAAAGTTCCAGTAAAGTCTGCTGCTAAGTCTGTTCCATCTTTGTCATAGAACTTAACTATTAGTCTTACGCTTCCTGCGCTTGCAGGTGACTTATATTTATATCCAAAGGTAAAGTCTGTTTCTGCAGTTACAGGGATTCCTTTGCCTATTGGGTCATTTGCACCCAAAGTTATAAAGGAAGCACCAGATGCAGCAATAGCCTTGCCTGTGTAGTCCTCATCAATTGTGTAGGTGTTTATGTCTGGCACCTGTTCTGTTACAGATGTAAGAGTTGTTGTAGATGTTTGCCAGTTACCTATGGTTTCTAAAAATGTTGAGTCTTGAATTGTCAGTAGTAGATTTGGAGATACTGTAATTGTTGGGGCAAAACCTGTTAGGTCTTCTATGTAGGCTTCAAGGCCTGATTGCAAACCTCGATTAGAATAAAGAAAGAACGCATCTCTTGCCAGTTTTTTCTGATACTTAACTGGAATATTACTTTCTGTTGTAAATCCTGAGTTCAATAGTTCAATGGGTAACAAGGACGCAGGAGTGTTCTCTGATGAATGGTTTGGTTTTAGCACATCAATCTGTGTCAATAGTTGGTCTACCGTAAATGAAACGCCGTCCATAAACTTATACAAATCTGATGCGGTATCAGTAACTCCTAGAGGACTCTGGACTTCACTAGTGTAAACTTTTGGAATAATGTCCATAAGTTTTTTTTGGGCATCATGGTCTGAAGGAACCGTGTCAGTTACTTGTCCAGCAACAACCCAATACTCTGTATCGATGTATAAAAAGAATCTATAATAAATTTGACGACCTGGGTCAATAGCAACTATTGGGTCTTCTGCATCATCACTGTCTACAAACGATAGGCGTGTTACATTACCTTCAGTAGCAAACTCTTCATAAACAATAACGCCGTCTTCTTCATTCTCTGGATAACCTGTTTGACTGCGTACCAATCTCCAACGGGTAAAGTCACCAGTAGGTGATTGCCATTCAACTAAAGTTCGGTCATAATCAAGAACCGTAATTGACATAGGTTCAACGGAGTACGCAAGTTTTGGAGTTGCTCCATATTTGCCGCCACCGTAAACAAAGTTACCGTAATTTCCCACTTATGTGGCTCCTTTTTATGCTCCCATTAACATTAGGGTATCGGTTACAGACCCACCACCGCTAGTTGATACGGTAGCCCAAGATGCAATAGTTCCATCTGTCGTTAAAAACTTTCCTGCATGAGTTGACTGAGACGGTACCTGACTAATAGCAGCCCAAGACGCTGATGAACCATCAGTAGTTAAAAAGTATCCATTGTTGCTAGTTTGAGATGGCAGACCTGTAAAGGTTGTCCATGAATAGTCATAGTTGGTAGAGGAGTTCTTAACAAGAACTTGACCAGTAGTTCCTCCAACAGGATTACGGGCATCGTATGCAATTTTTGCTACGTATTCTAAGTTAGTTATTCTATCTTTTACTGTGTTCCAGTTTGTTGTAGCAAAGTCTGCAGCCCCAGCCCATCCTGAGCCTGTCTTAATGCTAGAGCCTAAAGTGGCTTCAATAGAGTTTACTTCGTCTTGCAGGTCATTTACGTGCGCCGCAAGAACGGTGTCAGTAAAGTCTACCTTAGTGGTAAACGACTTCACCGATGAGGGATACGATGCTGTCACGTTGACTTCCTTTCAGACCTATCGGTCTATTTTCTTAGGTTTGCCCCCTATTTACCTGCTGAACTCAGGCTATCTGGTTCATAGTCACTATCAATGAGGGTATGGCTGGTGAGGGAGAGGTTGCCCCATTTGCTTCAAGGGCAATATTGGTAGTTGTTGTAGACCAGGCTAGTTGAACGTATTCGTTGTATTTGAGTTTTACAAAGAAATTCCATGCCGCTACAGCATAGTTACCGCTTCCAATATTTAAAGAGGTAGAAGAGTTTGCAACCGTTGACCCATTCTTTTTTAACCAAACATAAGCGTTACTTCCAGAGCCTCCTCCACCACCAGTTCTATGGTGAAACTGAGCCGAGAATTGAAGGTTGTATGTTCCAGTTTCGGCAACAGTAAATTTTGAAGTATCTACAACCGAGATTCCTTCAGAAAAGTCAATGCTGTTTACTGTCATAATTTTTTCAGTATTGACTGAGGCTGTTTGGTCTTGGGTGCTAAACCAAGAACCATAAGCAAAGACTCCTTGCGGTTTTTCACCAAACTCACCTATCCATACAGGATATTCAGGGTCTCCTCCTACATACATGACGTATACGCCAGTGCCAATTGCGGGTGGACGTTTGGTTGAGATTACAGGCCAAATCCAGTTAGTAATCTGTTCACCTGTTGCAGTGACCTTAACTTTTAATCTTCGTAACTTTTTAGGGTCTCTGTTATCGTGAACGACTGCTCTGTATATGCCAGGTAGTGTTCGCTCAAAATCCATTACTAGATTTCACCAATACTTAAGTTGTCCTCTGTAAAGCGGAAGATTTCATCTGGGTCGCCTTGCAGCGTTGTAAGAGCGGCTCCGCTTCCAGTTCTGTAAAGTTGAGTTACACGAGCAACTTGAATTCCAGGAATTTGAAGTAATTCAAACTCAAGGTCTCCAGAGTTAATTGTTTCTTCAAAGAATAGATTGGCATAACCAAAGGCTGTAACCATCTTCTCTTTAATTGCGGTTTCAATCTCTGTTGTAGTGTATTGGTTCAACTTGGTATATTGAATAGTTACATTTACATCTACGTATACTGGAGGCGATATAGTTACTGAAGTTCCAATTAACGTTTTACCTTCGTAGAAGGTCTCTAAGTCTGTTTGTAATCTATCGAATTCTGCCGTTGGGTCTCCCAGTTCATCTAAACCTGGAGCAGCGTCAACATCTGTTGCAGTTCTTGTTGGTGCTATGTAAACAGTTACTGAAGTCCAAACTGCTGCAGTTGCATTTGCTTTTCCAATTCCAGTTACTGAAAGAGCAAGATTTGCAAAATCGTTTAATGTTACTGCTCTGTTGTTAGCACGCAAAGTTAATGGAGCAGCAGTTCGTATTTGTTCCGTTGACTCTGGGTCTGCACCAGCAAATGCAACATCCCCATTAGCAACTGAAATATCTGCTTGAAGGGCCGTAATTTGAACTTCAGATAACCCAGGAACGTATACAAGTGTGTCTAGTGTGTCGGCATCAACGTTTCCAGCGTTTCCACCGCCAACTGTATACTTTGCTCTAATCTCTGAATAGAGAGTTGGTATTGCTCCAGAAACTCCATCTCCAAATTTAATTGTTACAACATCATCCTCATCAAGTGAGGTTACATAAACTTGGTCATTTGGTCCGTAATCTGAAAGATGTTGAACCTCTGTCCATTTTACAAACAGAACACCGTCTTGTACATACACCTCAATAGAGTCTTCTACTACAGGTGTTTCTCCTAATTCAAACGACATTGCAGGAATGCCTGTAGAGGTACCTATTAACTCTCCATTTGTGGTTGCATCATCGGATACAAGAACTACTGAACGACCTTCTGCAGCAGTTACTGTTGTTTCTCCTGGAGATGACCCTATTTGTTCTGCAACTACGGCGTCTGCAACGGTTGTAAAATAAATGGTGTTTACTGTGTCATCTATTACAACATCGCCAGAAACAACTGTACCTTCAGGCAAGGTTACCTCAGTTGCAGAGGTGTTAGTGAAAGTTAATTCGACTAGAGCCTGCCTGTAACCAGCAGGGGTATAACCATAGTTACGAGCAATGTTAAGAACGCTATCTCTTTGACTTGCCGTGGTTATAAACGCTTCATTGGCGTTTCTGTCAATATAGTATGAAAGTATGTCGGAAACATAAGCAAAGGCTTCTACAAGAGCAACACCAAAGTCTGCTGGGTCACTTGCTTTCCAATCTGGAATTCGGTCTTGAATTCTTTCTATCAACTCTTCACGAATTGAGTAATAATCCTTACTGGTGTAATCAACCGATACAGGGATATTAGAGGCTGGCGTTATTGTCATAGTTTCTCCTGAATTGGGGGTAAGTTTCCTGCAATTCTTACTAAGCCTATTGTAGTGCTTGTTACGTCTTCAATTCGTGCGTCTGGCAATGAGTAGACTATCTCTGTCTCTAATATGCCTGTCTCTTCGTCATAATGAGGTATAACTTCTACCAAATTTAGGGTTGGTAGATACCTTTCAAATGCCTTCCTAGTCTCGTTTTGTACAATCAATTCGGCTTCTCCT